GATCAAGTGGCTAAAGATCATCATTGGACTCACGGCCGTCAACATGTTCTCCAAAGCGTTTGGCGGATTCGCTAAGGCCGTCGATGCGATGAGCACGCTCTCAAATCCTGAAAGTAAGGAGACCGTTAAGACTTTCAGTGAGCTCGCAAGCTCTCTTGAGGCATTCGCCAAGGTGTCATGGGTATCTGTTCTCGTTGGACTCAAGATCCTTCAGTACACGGTCAAGCCAGCTTTCGAAGCTCTGGCCTCGGCCGGTGCCATTCTCATGGCTAACATAGAGCTCATCGGACCGGCCATTCTTGCTCTTGGAGCGATCGGCCTCGCGCTCGTGCCCTTCGGTGTAGCTGCCATGATGGCCGGAGCCGGAGTGCTCATGTTGGGCACAGGAATGCTTCTGATGGCCGTAGCCGTGAAGAAGGCCGTCGATCCACTGACGCAGTTGGCCAAGTTAGATCTCTTTGGCGCGGCGGCTGGCATCATGGCCGTCTCGGCGGCTCTGGCCGCCTTCGCTTTGGGTCAAACAGGCATGGCCATCACCGGATTCTTTGGTAAGCTTCTGGGTGGTGGAAAGAGCCCGATCGATCAGCTTAAGGAAATCGCGGATCTGGGCCCGAACCTCGAGAAGACGGCGGACGCTCTGGAACGAATCAAGGAAGCTCTGGCTGGTATGCCATCGAAGTCCGGTATGGAACTCGGCCGTCTGAACGAAGAAGGCAAAGAGATCTCCGTGGCTCGCGCTGGTGCTGAAAGCAATGCCGGTGGCGCGGTTGACATGAGTTCAACACGTCGAGCCGTGACAAACAATCTTTCATCGATGGTCGTCAATAACGGATGGATGCCCGATCGCTCGACGGCATTGGTTCTCGCTCCTGCCATCTGAGCAAGAAAAAAGCCTCGGACTTAAGTCCGAGGCTTGATTCCCAAGGCTGTAATTTGTATAAATAGAGATGTTGGCCACGGTATTACTAGTACCTGCCAACTCTACACAAACCCAATTAAAGGCAACTATGCAGCAGAATTATATTTATCGCAATCCTACTAGAGAAGTACTCATCAATCTTCCCAAACTTCCATTCTTCTATATCATTGAAGAGTGTGATAGTAAAAGATATTATGCTGGAATAAAACATTTTAATCCAGATCCTGGCAAATTTATGACTAAAGGTGGATATAGAACATCGTGCAATGAAATTAAAAATAAAGATGTTGCTAATTATATCATTAGAAGAATTGTTTTTATTGAAGATAGAAAGACTCTATATTTGCACGAATTTCGTTTTCTAAAATACGTTGATGCTTTCAACAATTCTAAAATAATCAATGGTAATTATGGACCTCTCAATCCAAATACTACTGGATGTTCATTAAAGACACGCGAAAAAATAAGATTGGCTAAGCTTGGAAAACCACAATCGGAATCACACAGAAAAAACAATAGTCTTTGTCGTATTGGAATCAAACGAAAACCGCACACTAAAGAGACTATAGAAAAAATGAGATTGGCTAAGCTAGGTAAATCTCATTCTTCAGAAACTAAGCAAAAGGTGAGATTGAGTAAGCAAGGCCAATTGTGGTGGAATAATGGATCTAGATCTTGTATGGCTAGGGAATGCCCAGGGATTGAATGGATTAAAGGTAGAAAAAGAATAGCCTGGACATAAAAATCCAGGCTATTCTATATTCTTGGCCGATATTAGGAATTTGCGAGACGGGCGAAGTACGACATACCCTTGCCGCCGTCTTCATCTTCAGTCGTTCCAGACAAGCCGTCAACGACCTCTTCTTCCGTAGCCGCCACCGGACCAGCTTCAGGTTCTGGAGACGTGTGACGAGGAGTCGGAAGCTCATCGACTTCTTCGGCCGTAGCCGGACCGTCCAGAGCCGTTTCACCGACAACTTCGATCAGCTTCTTCTTCAGCTCCGCGTAGCTCTTGTAGTTCTTCGGATCGAGGAAGTCCTTGAGCGGATATTCCTGCTTGTAGATCGCTTCCAGAGCCTTGTCGTCACCCTTGAAGAGTTCTGACGAAGCTTCGAACTCGGACTTATCGTAGTTGCGATAACCTTCGACCTGACGAATCTTCAGCTTGAAGTTGGCGCCAGACCAGAAGTCGAACGGATTGATCGGCTGCTCGCCGGGGAACTGCGGATGCATCAGATCGTCGATCTTATCCCAGATCTTCTTACCGAACTTGAATAGGAATACCTTGCCCTCGTTGGCCGGATTGCCGGGATCCGAGATCACCAGAACGTTGGCGACGTAATGAAGGCGGCGTTTCTGAGCTCGAGCTTGCTTACGCTCCGAAGAGTTGTCGTCGGACGAAGCATTCCAGAGTTTCGAGTTTAGTTCGGACACCGGATCATTCTGACCGATCGAGGTTAGAGAGTTCTCGATGTACCAGCGACCCGTGGAGCCCTTGAAGCCATGATCCCAGTAGCGAACCCAGGCGACGTCTTCTCCCTCGGGAGCCGGAAGGAATCGAAGGACCGCGTATCCGTTTCCGGCCTTATCGACGGTCGGCGACCAGAAACGATCATCGGTCTCATACTTGTTGGCGTTGAGTTTCTCAGCCGCGGCCAGGAGCTTGCTCATGGAGGCTGAACGGTTTTGCTTTAATGCACTGAATGACATATATGTTGTTGTATGTTTGGTTGTGTGTTTGTATTTGCCGAGCTACTCACTCGACAGCAAGAGATATGTATACTACCTCAAGAATCTTTTGATGTAAAGGCATCAATTGCGATCTGACGATAGGTCGGTATATGAAGCTCTCGAGCTAGAAGCTGTGCATACTTGCGAGCCTTCAGCGAATGCTCGGTCCAGAGACCAAGTGGATCATTCACCTTGGGCATCTCGCGATCGAGGAATCCGGTCAGTGTCTGCAGAATCGCTAGGCCATGAATCGATACTTTATCTTGCGAATAGGCCGCCAGAATCGGAGGAGGTCGAACACCATCGAGCCTATGATTGGCTTCGAGCATGTCGTCGAAGTCCGAGAACCTCTCGACTACGGACTTGATTTCCTGAGAGAATCGATACTGCATTGATTCATGATAGGCACGAAGCTCGATGTATGGTTCCTCATTCATGGAACCGATCCACTTCTTTCCGGCCATCACGTTCGCGGACACGTACCACAGGCACTCGTTGAATTCCGAATGCCTGCGAGCCAGCTTCTCGAAGAAGTATCGATCCTTGCGAGCCTCAAAGGCTTGAGCCGAGAGAGACTTCATCGAGAATCGATACTTCACGGCATCGAGCTTTCCCTCGAAATGAAGCTTGATCGAGGTGACCAAGTTCCATGCCTGAAGCGGAGTAACCTTGTTCGAGGTCGATTCCATCAGTGCTTGGCACGATTCTCGACCTTGCGTTCCCTGGCTTCAAGCTTACGCTTGGCACTCTTGGACGGCTCTCGACGAGGAGCCAGATGCGGAATCACCTTGCCATTCTCGTCAACCTGATTCTGACGAACCTTGATGAAGCGCGAGATCATCGGTCGAGGATTGTTGTTGATCTTGATGTTGTACTTCTTCACGAGTTCGAGCATCGTGGCTTTATCCTTGTCGGAAGGCTTGACTCCAGTGTTGACGTACTTCTCGACATATGACTGAATCAGAGCGCGATCGCCTGGATCCATCTCGAGTGTAGATGAGTTAAGTTTGGTATCGATCATGGTGGTATGTGGCATAATTAAAGTAACATGGTTGAGGTTCTCTTTCGCCCCTTCACGGTGTTAAGTTGAATCGATTCCTTCTCGATCTTGCTTTTCAGCGGAGAGGTCAGAATCATCTTTGCGACGTCGATCGGATCGATGCCATGTTCATCACAAACATGAACGACCGCTTCCGAGTAACGCATGTGTTCTTTCTGGACCAGCAATTCGACTCGCTCGGCCAGAGTTTGCTTGTTGAGGACTGGCAATGAAGCTATAGTCATGATGTGTGTTTAGTGGAGTGGCAAAGTTGAATCAGATTCATGTTAGTATCCTATCACGGTTTCTTCTTTTGTACAGCTAATTGTTTCCCGAGGGAAGCTTTACAGGACTTGAATACCTTCTTCAGAAGATCCATGTCAATCGTTCGATTCGAGTAGGAGTCACGGCGACACATTTGAGTGTCAAAGCGACGGCGATAATCTTCTAACTGCTCGCGGTAGGAGTCACGTTCGCATATAGCATCAGTAAGCTTGAGTTGGGTGTCGGTGTATTTCATAATTGTTTCTTCCAAGCGATGATGCCCCAGACATTCAGAGGAGCGAACATGAGCTGACAGAGCATCAATGCGGTCTGATTCGTGTTCCAAGCATAGGCGAACCAGATCGCACACGATAGCAGTCCAACGTACCACGTTAGTCGCATCTTCAAGATCGTGAGAATCATGCAGATCACGGTCAACATGAATGCGATCCATGAAAGAGTTTGATTGATCTCAGGTATATTCATGCCAGAATGACTATTCAAAGGTCGTCTCCTTGTAGATGACTATGACTGATCCATCCTCATGATTGATCGTTCCATAGAGTTGATATGTGCGAGTCTCGATGGTCGAGGCGGAAATTGGAATAGCTCGTCCATTGACGATCCAGTCGACACGCTTCTGAATCGGCCGTCGCATGAATTTAGGATAGTTGCCATCATGACACGTGTAAAGCTTCGAATCATCGAGCTCCATTCCATCAGCCGTGTGAATGCGGATGCGATACTTTCCCTCATTAGGCTCAAACTTTAAGACTTCTTTTTTGCCATAGTTTAGTAATGCAGCCTCTATGGCACGATGTTCATATTCATTGATCTCTGTCTCATTCATACTGAAATCTCCTTGACGGAATCCAGACGGAACGAACGCCATGCCTGCTTGTCGAGATCATACACGCAGATCACGTTCGAATTACGAGGCTGAACCTGCTCCATCAGATCCTTCTGTTTGAGAGCCGGATAGCTTCCATCCTTCAGTGTGCAGTTCATCGTACGAAGAGTGCCATCGGCCTTTCGAAAGACAACGGTCGTCGAATGACGACCACGTAAAGACTCGATCAGAGCCGCTCGTTCCAAATCCGTATTGTTGAATGCTGTAATGTTCATTTTTGAAAGTTAGTAACACGAACCAGATCGATGTAGTCACCAAAGCGAGCATCGAAAGTTTTGATCAGATGTTCATAGTCCGAGGAAATCATTTCCTCATGTACTTGATTGAGTTGAACTGGAGTGAAGCCAAGCTGCTTACCTAACCTTTGAGCATATCCAAGTAGAACAAAGGCATTCCCTTCTGGTCCATTCAAATTGATCTCAGGCTTACCGCGATGAATTGGAGCTCTAATTGCCATAGTCTTCTAGATCATGATGTTTGCCG